AAAAGTCTTCTGTTGCTTGGCTTCAAGCTCAGACCGTTGAAGCAGCTTGCGGTGATCCGTTGAAGCTTGATGATTTCCGGGACTCTTATTGTGTTGCCGGGATTGACCTTTCCCAGACAAGAGACTTGACAGCTTGCACGGCGGTTATTGAGAAGAACGGTGAGCTGTACGTGTTTGCACATTTCTTCCTTCCGTCTGAGCGTATTGACGAAGCAACACAGCGTGACGGAGTGCCGTATAACATTTATGTGCAGCGTGGATTGCTCACGCCTTCCGGTGATAATTACGTTGATTATCATGATTGCTTCAACTGGTTCAAGATGCTTGTTGAAGAGTATCAAATATTTCCTTTACAAGTGGGCTATGACCGCTATTCAGCGCAGTATCTTATACAGGATATGAAAACATATGGGTTCCAGATGGATGACGTTTATCAGGGTGAAAACCTCTATCCTGTGATTTTGGAAACAGAAGGTCTGCTTGAGGATGGCAAGGTTCACATTGGGGACAATGACTTGCTGAAAATCCATCTTCTGAATTCAGCGGTTAAAATGTCAAATGAACGTGGCAGGGGAAAGCTTGTGAAGATTAACCCGAATGCTCATATAGACGGTTGTGCCGCATTGCTTGACGCATTCTGTGTGCGGCAAAAGTGGTATTCAGAATACGGAGAACAGTTGAAAAATAACTGAGGTGATTCAATGGGGCTTTTTGATTGGCTCTTTGGCAACAGGCCAAAGCCTAATGAAAAGTATTCAGAAGCATTCAAGATGCTTGATGGATATACGCCAGTTTTCCACAACTGGCAGGGAAGTATATATGAAAGTGAGCTGATCAGGTCTGCAATAAATGCCAGAGCAACACATATCAGCAAGCTTAAGGTTGAGACATACGGAAGCGCAAGGCCGGCTTTGCAGACAAAGCTGAAGAACAACCCGAATGAGTTCCAGACGTGGTCACAGTTCCAATATCGTCTTTCCACTTTGCTTGATGTGCATAATACGGCATTTATCTGTCCGGTCTATGATATGTATGGACAGCCAAGCGGCATTTACACACCGCTGCCTACACGTTGTGAGATTGTGCAGTATAACGGCATTCCGTTTTTGCGGTATGAGTTCCAGAACGGTACAAAGGCCGCTGTGGAGCTTGAATACTGTGGCGTGATGACGAAATACCAGTACAAGAACGATTTCTTTGGGGAAAGCAATCATGCATTGCAGAACACGCTTGACCTGATTCACATTCAAGATCAGGGAATTCAAGAGGGCGTGAAGAGTGCGGCAACTTACCGCTTTATGGCAAAGTTGTCCAATTTTGCAAAGTCTGAGGATCTGGCAAAGGAACGGCGAAGATTCACGGAAGAGAACTTTTCCGCAGAATCAAAGGGCGGCGGTTTGCTTCTGTTCCCGAATACCTATCAGGATGTAAAGCAGGTAGATGTGAAGCCGTGGGTTGTGGACGCTGAACAGCGCAAAGCGATTGAAGCGAACGTCTACAAGTATTATGGCGTGAATGAAGACATCCTTACGAACCATTTCAATTCGGAGAACTGGTCAGCATTCTATGAAGGTGCAATTGAGCCTTTCGCAATACAGGAATCAGAAGTGCTGAAGAAAATGTTCTTCACGCTCCGGGAACAGTCAACCGGGAATGGCGTGAGCGTGACTGCAAACCGCTTGCAGTATCTTAGCAATCAGGACAAGCTTGCTGTTTCCGAAAAGATGGCTGACCGTGGCCTGATGACAAGAAACGAAATCAGGGAGATTTGGCAGTTGCCGCCGCTCCAGGAACCGTTTGGCTCACAGCTTCCGGTTAGGGGAGAATATTACAACGTGGGAGAGAATGACAATGAAGAAGGAAATCAGAGCGTTTAACTTTGATATCCGTGCAGAAGAAAACGAAGAGCATGGGCATTTCCTTTCTGGTAAGCCGATTGTGTTTGGGCAGAGAACCAACTTGGGCTTTTATGATGAGATCATTGAGCCGGGTGCGCTTGATGATACGGATCTGAAAGACGTGCGTTTTCTGGTGAACCATAACACAGACATGATTCCGCTTGCCAGAAGCAGAAACAACAATGAAAACAGCACTATGCAGTTATCTGTGAATGATGACGGCATGGAGATCCGTGTTGACCTTGACATTGAAAACAACATGGATGCAAAAAGCCTTTATTCCGCAGTAGGCCGGGGAGACATTTCCGGGATGTCCTTTATGTTTACTGTGGGTGAAGATAGTTGGGATGAGCCGCAAAGCGAACATCCTACAAGGCACATCAGGAACATCAAGAATGTTTTTGAGGTGTCAGCCGTTACTTTCCCTGCATACAGCGAAACCTCAATACAGGTGAGAGGACTTTCTGATGCGCTGGAGAGCGCACGGGAATCACTGGAGAGTGAGAGAACCAGACTTGCCGCCATTGAGAAGCAAAAGCAGAGAATCCGTATTATGATGGAGATGTAAAAATGGAAATCAAAGAAATGACCATTGAACAGCTTGAAGAGCGCAAGGCCGCTATTGTTGCGGAGCTTGAAGCCCCGGAAGCTAATCTTGATGCTCTTGAAGAAGAAGCAAGAGCTATCAAGGAAGAACTTGAAAGCCGCAAGGCTGAAGAAGCCAAGAAAGCGGAGATCCGCGAAGCCGTTGCCGTTGGCGGCGGTACTGTTACCAAAACTTTTGACAAAGAGGAGAGAAAAACAATGACGATTGAAGAAATCCGCTCCATGCCGTCCTACATGGATGCATATGCCAATTACATCAAAACTGGTCGTGACACTGAGTGCCGTGCTATCCTGACCGACAACGCCGGAAACATCACTGGCAAGGATGGCCCTGTGCCTGTGCCTGTCATCGTTGATGACATTGTCCGCACCGCTTGGGAGCGTGACGAGATTGCACGCAGACTTCGCCGCACCTTCTTCCGTGGGAATCTGAAGGTTGCCTTTGAGCTGTCTGCTGATCCTGCGGTTATCCACGCTGAGGGATCTGGTGCGATTGATGAGGAAAACCTTCAGATCGGCATCATCAACATGGTTCCTCAGACCATCAAGAAGTTCGTCCGCATCAGTGACGAAGCTGTCACGATGGGTGGTGAAGCGTTCCTGCGCTACATCTATGATGAACTAACTTATCAGATCATCCGCAAGGTCGTTGCGACTGCTGTAAGCGCAGTTGCTGGAGCTGGGACTACCAGTTCTGCAAATGCCATTGGTGTTCCGAAAGTTGCTGTAGCTCCTTCTCTGACTGCTGTTGGCACTGCGTTTGCAAACCTGTCTGATGAGGCCGCAAACAATGTGGTCATCATGAACAAGCTCACCTATGCCAATTTTCTTGCGGCACAGGCTGGTGGAAACTTCGCCATTGATCCGTTCATGGGTATGCCTGTGCTGTTTAACAACACGCTTCCCGCCTACGACAGTGCAACCGCTGGTGATGTGTATGCCATCGTTGGTGATTTGACTGGTGTCCAGGCGAACTATCCTGAGGGAGACGGAGCGGCGATCAAGTATGACGATCTGTCCGAGGCTGAAGCTGACATGGTCAAGATCGTTGGTCGGCAGTATGTTGCCATTGCGCTGACTGCTCCGGGTCGCTTTGTCAATCTGACCAAGCCCAACGCATGATGAAAGTCCGTCTTGTGAGGGACGCAAGAATCAACTTTAAGGCGGGGGACATCGTTGAGGTGTCCCCCGAACAGTATGCGTTCTTGCTGTCTGTAAACGGTGCAGAGCTTGTAGAAAACGCAAAGGCTGAACCTGTTGCAGAAATTCCAGAGAAGCCAAAGAGAGTCACACGGAAGAAGGTTTAAAACTATGAATGCGGAAGAGATGCTTGCATCAGCAAAGCTTGCTTTGCGTATTACGACAGATGCATTTGACAACGAAATACTTGAATTGCTCATTGCGGCATTGCAGGATCTTGGCGTTGCAGGGGTTGTTGTTCCGCAAGAGTATGATTATCTTGTCAGGCTTGCCTGTGTCACGTTTGTAAAAATCCATTTTGGGCAGATGTATGACAGAAGCGAGACGGCAAGAGCATATGACCTTAAACAATCGTATGACGAGCAAAAAGCGCAGCTTATGACTTGCACCGGGTACACAGATTGGAAGGTGTCTGAATGAACAGGTCAGCTCAGATTACGCTGTTATCTACGCAGAAAACACAGAATGATTATGGGGTTTGGGAAGAAACTCCTGTGAAGCATGACGTGTTTTGCCAAGTTGGCAGCGTTACTGGTGCGGAATTCTTTGAGGGTGGCAGAAATGGTCTAAACCCGGAATTCCGCATGAAATTGTTCTTTGGCGATTATAACGGGGAAAAGATGCTCATTTACAATGGCAATACATATTCCATTTATAGAACCTTCCAAAGCGATACCGATATTATAGAGCTGTATGTTGAAAGGAAGGGTGGAACGAATGGCAGTAGTTAATTCAAGCACATTTAACTTTGCTGAAGTGACAAAGCATTTTCTTGATAACTACAGCAATGATGTATATTACGAAGTTTCCCAAGCGATTGACGAAGTTTCCAAAGAAGCTGTAGCAAAGCTTAAGAAAGAAAGCCGTGAACAGTTCGGCAAAGGTGAATATGCGAAGGGATGGGCAAGAAAGTTTGAAAAAGGCCGTGTCAGGGTAACGGCAACTGTATATGGCAAGAAGCCAACCTATCAGCTTGCTCATCTGCTGGAAAAGGGGCACGTTACCCGGAACGGCACTGGAAGAACATTCAAGCCAACACCGGCACACGTTCACATTGAGCCTATCAACCAGTGGGCGCAGGATGAAGCACTCGACAGAGCAATAAGCAAACTGGAGAAAACAAGGGTATGACATACAAAGAAATATCTGCGATGATAGGAGAAATTGGCTTGCCATATGCCTATTATCAGTTCCCAGATAACACGGAGCTTCAGCCGCCTTTTATCTGTTTTCTGTTTGATGAAGATAATGATTTCATCGCTGATGGAATCAATTACCAGAAAATCAGGAACTTGACCGTTGAGCTTTATACAGACAATAAAGACTTTGAGCTTGAAGAAGCTGTTGAGACTGCGCTAAATGAGCATGGTCTTGTTTATGACAGATCGGAAACATATCTGGATTCCGAAAGAATGAATATGGTCACATATACCACAGATGTTTTAATAACAAAGGAGAATTGACAATGGCAAACAAAGTCAAATTTGGTCTTTCCAATTGCTATTATGCCGTTCTGAACGAAACTGATGGCACGTATGGAACTCCTGTTGCAATGCCGGGTGCTGTGAGCCTTTCTCTTGATCAGGAAGGCGAAACGAACAACTTCCGTGCGGACAACATTGATTATTATGTCAGTGTTTCCAACAACGGATATTCTGGGGATCTGGAGCTTGCCTTGATTCCTGATAGCTTCCTCAAGGATGTTATGGGCGAAGTGAAAGACACTACCAATGGTCTTCAGTATGAGCTTGGAGATGCGAAACCGTCTGCATTTGCACTTATGTTCCAGTTTGAGGGCGATGTTAATTCGGTTCGGCACGTCCTGTACAACTGCAAGGCATCCCGCCCGACTGTTGCAAGTGAAACCACAGACACAACGATTGAGCCGGGGACAGAAACGCTTAGCATCACAGCCATTGCACAGGTGATGACCGTGAAAGGCAATCAGAAGCCTGTTGTGAAAGCAAAGTGTGAGCCGACTGATTCTGCATACGGCTCGTTCTATACGAGTGTGCAGGTGCCTACAGCAACAGCATGAATAAGATTGTGATGATTGGCGGCAGAGAATACACGCTGACTGCCAACGGTTCCACACCCCGAATATACCGGGCGATGTTTAAGGGGAAAGATGTCTTTAGTGGAATATCCAGTGCAGTGTCATCTACAGGAGAGCTAAAAGACATTGAAGTGATTGAAAACCTTGCATACTGCATGGCTATACAGGGCGGCTCAATCCCCTCTGATATGTCAATTGATGCTTGGCTTGAATCGTTTGATTCACCGCTTGCGGTAATTGAAGCTGCCCCGAAAATCCTTGAGTTTTGGGGAGAAGAAACAAATACCACAAGCATAGGAAAAAAAGAGTGAGACCGACAGACCGGGATATGAATACGGCGTTATACCTCCTGCGCTGTGTTCAGCTCGGTCTGTCAATTTCCGATTTGGAGCTTCTGGAAATCGGGGTCATATACGATATGTTTACAGAAGCAGCTAATGATGATTGGAACGGCTGGTGTCAGAAAGCAACACAAGCCGACTTTGATAGATTTTAAGGTGATTCTATGGCGAACAGAATTGCTGGAATTACAATTGAAATAGGTGGCGATACCACAAAGCTACAGTCAGCGTTAAAGGGTGTCAACAAAACTATAAAGGACACACAGGGGCAGTTGAAGGATGTTGAGAAACTGCTGAAGCTTGACCCTACAAACACTGACTTACTTAGGCAGAAACAGAAGCTTCTCGGAGATCAGGTAAAAGCCACCAAAGAAAAGCTCGACACCCTTAAAGAAGCTCAACGGCAGATGGGCGCAGAGGGAGTTGATAAAAACTCTCAGGCGTACATGGCTCTTCAGCGTGAGATTATCGCAACTGAGCAGGAACTGAAACAGGCAGAATCAGCGGCGAAGAATTTCAATGCAACACTTGCCAAGGTATCTGCTTCTGCTACAAAGGTTTCTGAAGCAGCGGCAAAGGCGGCAGATAAGACACGGGCGTTGTCAACGGCGGCGGCTGGAGCTTTGACAGGTCTTGCCGGGCTTGCCTATAAAGCTGCGACAAATGCTGATGATCTGAATACGCTTGCCAAACAGACCGGATTTACAACGGCTGAGCTTCAGAAAATGCAATATGCGGCTGACCGTATTGATGTTCCGATGGAAACAATCACAAGTGCAGCGGCAAGGATGACAAGGCAGCTTTCTTCATCTGAAGACAAGTTTGCGGAACTTGGAGTTGCGACAAGAGACGCAAGCGGTAATTTCCGCTCTACTTCTGATATTTTCTATGACACCATCAAAGCCCTGTCAAATATTGAAAACGAGACGGAACGTGACGCAAAAGCAATGGAGATTTTCGGCAAGTCTGCGAATGAGCTTGCCGGGATCATTGATGATGGCGGAAAAGCCCTCAATGAGTTTGGCGATGAAGCAGAAAAAACCGGGTTGATCCTCAGTCAGGAAACACTTGATGATCTGAATGCGGTTAATGATGAAATAGACCGCTTAAAAGCTCAGGGAGCTGCTTCTATTGCTAAAGCTGGAGCTGCTGCGCTACAGGCTTTGACTCCCGTTTTGGAAAAAGTGAGTGGCGTTATTTCCAAAATCCTTAACTTTATTGCTCAGCTCAATCCACAGCAGATGCAAGTGATTATGACAGTTCTTGCTGTGATTGCGGCGGTTTCCCCGTTGCTGTCACTCATAAGCAAGGTGTCAATGGCAATATCTCTTCTGGCATCGCCTGTTGGATTGATAATTCTTGCAATAGGTGCGTTGATTGCTGTTGGTGTCCTGCTTTACAAGAATTGGGACACCATCAAGGAGAAAGCGGCTGAAGTCTGGCAAAACGTCAAGGATGCTTTTGCAGGGCTGAAAGAGGATATTGCAACGATCTGGGGAAATATTAAAGACACTATTGCGAGCGCAATACAGACAGCAAAGGACTCTGTTTCTACAGCCATATCCAACATCAAAACGGGTGCGGTGAATGCGTTCAATAGTTTGAAGACAAGCGTCTCAAATATCTGGGATAATATCAAGAATGCAATCACGAAACCGATTGAGACAGCCAAAGACCGTGTAAAGGGAATTATTGATACAATCAAATCTTTCCTGAGTATTGATTTCCCTGTTCCGCACATTCGCCTTCCGCACTTCTCTTGGACATGGACTGATCTTGGCTTGCTGAAGATCCCTCATGTTTATGTTGAATGGTATAAGAAGGCTTATGAGCAACCGTATATGTTCAGCTCTCCGACCATCGTTGGAAACCGTGGCTTTGGTGACGGTAACGGTGACGAAATGGTATATGGCAAAGACAACCTGATGCGTGACATCAAAGAAGCAATGTCTTCTGTTGTTACGGATCAGCCTATCGTGATCACAGTGCAGTCCATTTTGGACGGCAAGATGATAGGGAAATCCGTTACACGGTATCAGAATGGTGTTGCAAAGGCAATGGGGGTGTGATTAATGCTTGATTATACATTGCGGATTAATGGCGTTGATTTCACCCAATACGTGGAGCGTGACAGCTTCCAGACAAGAAAGATTCCGGTTTATTCCGAATCGGTTGTCACGCTGGACGGTGTCACGCACGTTGCATTACTCCGAAACAAGGGAGAAATAACATTTGAATTCAATCCGCAGAATGCGGAGACGATGACAGAATGTGCAACTGCGCTTCTTTCCCAGCCATGTGAGGTGTATTACTGGTCACTTCAGACGCAGCGATATGAAACGGTGTATATGACTATCAACCAACAGGCTGCGCAATATCTGAGCCGCTGCCTGTATCGTGGGCAGAGGTGGAGCCAGGCTGAATCTGTAACGCTGACTGAACTGTGAGGTGATGAAATGCAACAGACATCATCTCTGTACAAGCAGATAATTGGATCTCGCAATCACTGGTTTGAGAGTGCGCTTGCTATTGGTGAAAGCGGCAGACTGATCACGGAGAACGGTGACTGGATTAACTTCGGTGCGCTGATGCAGGACGGGGAGCCGATAGACGGGAAGACTGCGATTCTGGTTGACACGGGCGGTGCTGAGACAGCTTTCCGGGAAGATGTGCTGATGTCCATGTCAACGGACAGCACGGTGTTTGATGAAAATTACCCAACAGTCGGAAGCGCAACAGCAAGCCAGATTGATGTGCAAATGTTGATGCCAGCAGCAGAGATCCCCCGGATGGCAAGGCTTGTTCCGTATGTGCGAGTAACGGACGGGGAGCGTGTTTCTGAATGGCTCCAGAAGGGCGTTTACTTTGTCGATACTAGACAGGTCACGCACAACGATGATGGACTGCCAATCCTCACTCTGCACGGATATGATGCAATGCTCAAGTTTGATGTGGATTATCCATCAGATGATACGCATGATTATCCGCTCGTTGATACTGAAGTGGTCAATTTCCTTGCTGACAGCATCAGCGTCCGTGTAGATCCCCGGACGATTGAGCGCATGGACAAGGATTATATGATTCCTCTCCCTGTCGGGTACAGCAGCCGGGAAGTCCTTCAGTTGATTGCCGGGAGCTATGGCGGCAACTTCGTTATGACGGACAAGGGAGAGTTGCTCCTGATCAGGCTTTGCGATCTCCCGAAAGAGACTAACTATTTGATAGACCCGGCTGGCGATGTACTGATATTCGGCTTTGACCCGACTGACACGCTGGAATTCGTCCGCATCGTTGTGTAAGGCGGTGATAGTTTGGCGAAAGCAGACTGGAATTTTTATTTTGGCATTCTGAGCTTCAAAGACGGAGCGAAGATAGAAAACAGCATCCTGACATTTGACCCTGATTCAGAAGTAACGATTGAAGACAGCATTGTTGTTCTTCCACCGATGGAAGACGAAAGCGCAACTAATGTCTTCAACCTTCTGAAACAGGCTGAGAACGTAGAAACAGCCCGTCAACTGCTTGGGTACACAGGCGTTAGGGTTTATGCCGGGACAGATGATGACGGCAACCAGATTATCTTTGAATCCGGCGACACAAGCGGAACTGTCCTTGATGTCACCAACGAGCTTATGGGCAGTCAAGAGATGGCTGACAATATCCTCGCAGACATTCGGGGAATGCGGTATCAGCCACTCATTGTAGACAGAGGATTGCTTGACCCGTCCGCAGAGGTTGGAGACGGAATATCTGTCAACGGTGTATATTCTGGCATTTACACGAAATCAACGACATTCGGGCGGCTCATGGCATCCGATGTATCTGCCCCTGTTGAAGAAGAGATAGACCACGAGTTTGCTGTTGAAACCCCGTCCGACAGGAAATACACCAGATTTGTCCAGCAGACCAAAGCAATGCTGCGGATCACCGCAACTGCGATTGATGCAGAGGTCAGCGCAAGGACTGAAGCAGACAAGGAAATTCGTGCAACCCTTTCGATACAAGCAACTGAGATTGCGGCAAGAGTTACCCAGACAGGCGGCGATAATGCGTCTTTCGGATGGTCATTGCTTTCCAACGAATTCGGACTGTATTCCGGGAATAACAAAGTATTCTATGTCAACAGTTCTGGAGCGCACGTCAACGGTGAAATCACAGCCACAAGCGGCAAGATAGGCGGCTTTGATATAAAGAGCAACTATCTCAGCTATAACAACATGGACTGGAACAGCAACCAGACCAACGGCATATATCTTGGAACGAGTGGTTTCAGACTTGGACAAAAGTTCAGAGTTGACACCGCCGGGAACGTCACAGCATCCGGGATCACAGCTACGAGCATGACCTTGAAAGGGACACTGACCTTTGACGATGGCAACGGGAATACATCAACATTGAATGCTTACACTCTGCGACAGGGAGCCGCTGCCGGGTATAACTGGTCAAACGGTTCTTATGGCGGCTATTCATCTCAGGCTTCGTATGCATTAAGTGGAGCTGGAAGTGGATTCACGGCGCAGAAGGATTGGTCTAATGCACGGAATGCGGCGATTGGCGCAGGTACGTTGTATGGAACTTTTGTCGGTGGAATTCAAGCACGGAGCTTGAAAATTGCAGGAGGTTCATACGGGGCGTTTTATAACATTGGTTTGTGGTCTGGAACTATTGATGGTCAGCAAATGCAGCTTGTCGTTTGGCAATAAAGGAGTAAAGCATGAAATCATCCGAAACAATACAGCAGATTTATCTTGCTCTCAGGAAGCTGTTTAAGGACAAGGCAGAGCTGAAAGGCGTAGATGATTGGGATGCGCTTATCGGCATCCTGCTGGGTCTGGAACAGCTTTATGATGATGTGGCAAAGTTGGAAAATAAAGTTGAGGGGGAATGACACTTGGCAGATAAGACAATAACCGATCTTGATTTTGCTCCGGGATCAGTTAACGACATCAATACCTTTTTTGCCGTCATGCAAGGCGGTGCGGCGTACAAGCTGACAGGTGCGTCGTTCTACAACGCAATGGCGGCAATGTACAATGCGCATGGAGCAATCAGAAGCATTGAAAAAACAGGAACTTCCGGGCAGCTTGTTGATGTCTACACAATCACGTTCGGTGACAACACAACCACCTCTTTCACAGTAACAAACGGAAATGGCGTAACGGCGATCACACAGTATTTTGCGAGGTCGTCTTCTGGTACAACTGTTCCGGATTCTGGTTGGAGTACATCCAGACAGACGTTAACAGCAACGTATAAATATCTGTGGTCTTACTTCGTATTTACCACGAACAACGGCATGCTTGAAACGCCAAAGGCTGTTATTGGTGCATATGGTGATCAGGGCTTGCAGACTTATGTATATATCCGCTATGCCTCTTCCTGCTCCGGGAATCCACCGCTTCCTGCATCTGACAGCGATATGGGGACAGACGGAGATAACTGGATGGGCATATACTCCGGGACATCCGCAACCGCTCCAACAACGAGAGCAAGCTATACTTGGTCGGAAATCAAAGGTGAAACTGGTGACCCGGCGCAGTTGGTTGACGGGAGAACAAGCGTCTCGTATGCATCATCGACAAGCGGAACCATTATCCCGTCTGCATGGCAAGATTCACCTCCGCAAGTGTTGCCCGGTAATTACCTCTGGACAAGGACGACTCTCGGATTTAATTCTGGATCTCCTGTTGTGTATTACACCGTGACTAGGTTCGGTGTTGACGGTGCCGGGTCTGCTGGAACAGCTACACCGCTTATGGACAGTGGAGAAGGTAACGTTGGATCATCCACCTCGTTCGCCAGAGAGGATCATGTACACCCGACAGACACGTCCATTCTCCCCCTGTGGAGAGGCAAGAAGGCTCTCATCATTGGGGATAGCTGGGCAGAGGGATATAACGGGAGTACGGACGTAACACCTTGGCACTCGTATTTCCTCTCCATGACTGGACTGACTGCCGACATTCTTTCTCTCAGCGGAGCAGGATTTGTGAAGACATCCCACACGGGAGATTATACAGGGTACAATTTCGTAAGCGTGTTGGACAGCATCCAGAACAACAGCTATGACATTATCATCTTCCAAGGTGGCGCGAATGATGTTGTCACGTCAACGGTAACTGCGTCCAATATTGCTTCAGCTTTTGCGAGCCTCCGGTCTAAGTGCGACACATATTTCCCCGGCGTTCCGATTTATTACTATCCAACCATGCCTTTCTATTTCTTGCGGAATGATTTCACAACCGGCACTGAAGAAACAAACGGGAAGAACAATAAGGCTGTTGCTCTTGTCCACGGTGCTATTGAACAAGGGATTATAACATGCAAGCAAAGTACCTTGTTTGGATTCTACAATGCAGCATACAAGGGAACAGATTCCTTACATCCAAGTGCGACCGGGCATGAGTTTTTTGGTAAATACGCAGCATCTTTTTTGATTTCCGGTTACTTCCAGAATGACCAATACAAAATGATCGGTGGAAATGGAGCAACATGGTACGCACCTGATATTACTGTTAAGAACATCACGGACAATTATGGAATTACCACGAAATATTTTAACGGTAAATTCGGCGTTTCGTTTGACTTCGTGTTAAATGTTGACACCTATAATGCGATCGTAGAAATCGGGACGGGTTTTCCGCTTTGCGCTATGAACTACACTTCTGGAATTGCTTCATTTACCTCAAACAATATGCCGTATTGCGTACCTGCATTCGCAAGGCAGGATGCAATAAGCGTTGATTTGAGGCGAGTTAAATCGTCTCTTAAAGGGACAGCTTTCAACTTGCTAGTTGAGTATGATGTGTCATCTCTTTAAGGAGTGAAAACCTCATGGTCTATAATCACATTCCAATATCATTTGGAGCTTTACGAACTATCACCGCTCCAAGAATCCTTTTTCAAGAGGACGTAGTGCAATTTCTTGACATCACCGGACTTGACCTCCCAGAGCTTTTCAATGTGGATTTCTGCAACGTTGGAGACAGCACGACAAAGCCGATGACCGGGCAGAATGGTTCTGTGCGAATCCCGGACGAATACCTCGCAACCGGGAAGGATATTGAGGCGTATATCCTCCTGACAGGCACTGACGAGGGTGCTGTGGAAACACGGTACAAGGTCACAATCCCGGTCAAAAGCCGCCCAACGAGGACGGACATTCAGCCAACCCCGGCAGAACGGCTTGAGATTGATGTCCTTGCGGAGCAACTCAACACAGCGGTTTCGTTGCTGAAAAATGTTGGCCTTGCCGTGGATGAAAACGGAATACTCTATCTCAAAACAGAGGAGTGATTAAATGAGTGTAAGAGGATTTAATACGGGGTCTGGCATCGAGCAGTACGATTATGATTATCTCGCAAACAAGCCAGCCACTCCGACAAAGGAAAGCATTGGGCTTGGGAACGTTGACAACACATCCGACATGAACAAGCCTGTCAGCACAGCGCAGGAACAGGCACTCAGCCAGAAGGTTGACAAGGTTCCCGGAATGGGGCTTTCGCAGGAGGACTACACAAGTGCAGAAAAGGAAAAGCTTGGAGATCTTCCCACAAATGAAGAGCTTGAAGCAGATCTTGCCGGGAAAGCAAGTGCAGAAACCGTGGCAGCTCTTGAGTCTGCGGTAAACGATCCTGACAACGGTTTGGAAACTAAGGCATCCGCAATCATCAACACGGCATCAGGAGCGATTGCAAGCTTCAGCGATGGAGCAGACGGGATGCCCATCAAAAAGCTTGTAGTCAACGTTGAGCCGCAACAGGATTTGCACGGGTACGATCATCCGTGGCCTGCGGGGGGTGGGGCGAATCTGCTCGACCCAGAAAAATGCTCAGTTGAGAACGCATATGGGTTAACAGTAACGCACGATCAGGAAACTGAAATATGGATAATCTCAGGCACGCCAAGCAGTCAATCTATGTCGTTGGGATTTAGCTTCTGCAGGTATAGTGATTATACCCTTTCAGGAAAAGGATACACAGTACAAGCGTTTCCGATAAGTGGTACGCCAATTAAAAATTTATACGGGTTCAGAACAGAAAGCGAAAATGCAATCGCAATTGTATTTGATTCGGTTGTGAACCCGACAATTAATGTTTCCTTCAAACTGTCCGTTGCCGCCACATCGCAGACCTCATGGACACCCTACTCCAACGAGTGCCCCATCAGCGGATGGACGGGGGCGGAGATTGTAGATAGAGCAATCAACATCTGGGATGAAGAGTGGGAAAGCGGCGTTTATGCTGTTTCTAATGGTATAAAAACGCCAAACGCAAATTATATCAGGAACAAGAACTTTATAAAAGTACACCCTAACACTAAGTACTATTTAAAGGCAGCACAGGGATCTGGCGAAAACATTGTTCTGTGGTATGGTGCAGATGGTACATATTTGAATCGTTACACAGGAAAACCATCATCCGCGGTTATTGAATCTCCATCGAATGCTTATGGAATGTGCTTTTACCAGAAAGTGACAACCTACAACCACGACATCAGCATCAACTACCCAAGCACCGACACGGACTATCACGCATACGATGGCGACACCTACACCACCGACCTCGGGCAGACGGTATACGGCGGCACGCTTGAGCAAGTAGGTGGACAGTTGACGGATGAGATGGGGTATATCGCATCTTACAACGGCGAAGCAATCGGAGAGCCGTGGCTTTCAGACCGAGACGAATACGTTGCAGGAACAACTCCATCAATCGGTGCGGAAGTTGTGTATACACTCGCCACACCGCAGACCATCCAACTCACACCACAAGAGGTCGAACTACTTACAGGCACAAACAACGTGTGGAGTGATGGGGGAGAGGTAACACTCGAGTACGGACAGAATCCGAACTTCTTGATCAATCCGACGCTGTTTGAAAGCGGCCCGCTGCTGGAGGTGGATGGGTACGGGACTATCGGATTCAATGGGTATGAGATTGAACTGGTCAATGCTGAAATGGGGGACATTCTCATATATGAAGGCTACACTGGGAATAAAATAACAGTATTGCCGGATTATTCTTTGGTTAATGCAAACGATGAACTATCTATTGATAGTATAACCGCTGACATATACATAGAGTTTTTAAAAAAGACAGTAAATCCGACGTCAGTAGTCCAAGATAGCAGCACCATAATAGTTACCTCTGGCAGTGGGACTGTTTCCTATGATATATTCTCAGATTTTAAAACTTTCACACTGAGAGAGCGGTTTTCTATTGATGGATCGGCCGCCACATACGGAGTCGCTCAAACGTTATTTAGCGGAACGATTAACGTCCGGGTGAATTATACTGGATCAGATTATTCCCTGTATGCGGTAGGTCTTGACGTTCGCATTACAGAAAATGGACAAATAACATTCATAAGAAGCGTCACTCTTCTTGGAGGCCGAGAATACCGACCTTCGTCAACCTTTCAGAATGACCAAACGTTTTCAATATACGCTGACTCAAGTCTTTCCTTGTTGGGAGACCCGACTTATATTGATTGCGATTTTGGTGAGGCATATATGATAAAAGACGGGTCTATTGTATCTCTCAACAGATACATCGACCTCGGATCGGACCTTCCGAAACTGGCAAGCGGGGCGAACGAAATAACGTTCGACAATACCATAACGGAACTGAAAGTCCATCCACGCTGGTGGAAAGTATAGGAGGCGCGAACATGATACCAATTCTATACGAAATGGACGAGACGCTGTTCGCAACGAACGGCCTCGGGCGGCTCCGTGACTGCATCTCCTGTAAGGTGTCTGAGGAGCGAAACGGCATCTATGAGTGCGACTTCGAATATCCAGTCTCGGGCGCACATTTCGAGGATATCCGTCTCGGGCGCATCATCGGCGTGGAGCACGACGACACCGATGACATCCAGCCGTTCGACATAGTGGGCTACGAAAAGCCTATAGACGGGGTGGTCAAATTCCACTGCGTCCATATCAGTTACAGACAGTCATATTTGACAGTTGTCGGCTCGGGCATCAATAGCCTCGCAGACGCTTTTACGCTGCTTGGAACATCGACGCCGACGAATCCGTTCACATACGAGACAGACAAGACCTCGACGGGCTACATGGCGGGTGCGGACGGAACACCGAAGTCAGTCAGGGCGCTGCTCGGTGGTACGGAAGGGTCGATACTGGACGCATACGGAGGCGAATACGAATGGAATAAATTCCGCGTGTATCTTCACGCTCAAAGGGGCGAGACGAGGACCTTCTCGATTCGGTACGGCGTGAATATGACCGACTACAACGAGGAGACCAGCAGCGAGGGGACGTACCAGAGCGTTATCCCATTCTGGACGGATGGAGAGACCACTATTGTAGGAGACAAGCAGACGGGATCCCGCTCAACTGTAACGGGCCGAGACGAGACTGTCCCGCTGGACGTTTCGGACAAGTTCGAAGAGCAGCCGACGAAGGCACAAGTCAATGCGATGGGCTCGGAGGTTCTGAGTAGCGGCAAAACGGCCCTCCCGACGCAGACAATCCACGTCGAATTCATAAGGCTTCAGGACGCGGGCGAATTCGAAGCGTTTGACAATCTGCTCCAGTGCAGACTGTGTGACACGATTCGCGTGATATTCCCGGGCTACGAGCAGAGCGGATATTTCAAGATAGTCAAGACGGTCTGGGACGTACTGGCGGACAGATACGAGTCGATGGAACTCGGAGACCTATCCATCTCGCTCTCGGAGGCTCTTGGAGTGGGCGGGGGCGGTTCGGTCAGTCCGTCATCGTTCGATCCGGACGCCTACGTTCTCAAGGCCACGCCGTATTACGAACTCGACACCGCAGCAGCATCGGGCACAGACAAGGAGATCTACGATGCTCTCGTCGCACTCGGATGGGACTCGGATGTAGTAGTTTAGGAGGTGGATAGATGTTAGATGTGAAGAAACTACTGTCCAAAATCCTTAATTGGAGTGGATTCAAATTTACATGGGACGCAGAAACAAATAATACCGCCGATTCATGGATATTAGTCACAAAGGACTATACAACTATTCAGCATAGAGTGTTGCCGTCAAACGCAAACGTATCCTTAACGAAATACGGGAGCGTGTGGACGGGCGGTAGCATCACTCTCTATAGACGCGGAAACGTGGTCATGGTAACGGGTGCTCCAACATTTAGTGCAACATCGGAACGAACAAGAATCGGAACAATACCGAGTGGGTTTATCCCCGTTGGAACTGCGTATGTGCAAATAAACGGCTCAACTGATTATTTGCTGTTTAATTCGGACGGGTCGGTACAAATCAACAACAGAGCTGCGGGAACTGTATGGTTTAGTGGGTGCTATGCAGTAAATTAAAGGAGAAAACAATGTTCACACATTTCATCTGCTTCATGATTGGAGCACTAACAGGAATGACGCTCACCTGTCTCGTGGTGGCGAGTAGGGAGGATTGATATGGCTAAAATGGCACAGGCGGTGCGGAAGGGCATACGCAAACAGAAATACAAATATTCCAAGAGCAAAA